AGTATACTATGAGAGATTGGTGTCCTAAACTACAAGGCTTTTATCCACTGTGGAATCCCAGTTTGCGTTTTCCATTTGTGTACAGAAAGTATACTGTGCCCACTGCAGATGTACATCGTGCTGCACTTATTCCCATACAGGTACATACACCTGGAGCAGAACAAACACTACAGCGAGATCTATGGCGTAAAATCTGTTTGCGTAAAGAAGCACCTAGAGGACAGGTAGTATTGGTCAGTTTATGGATGACCGGCGAAGGTGTGGACACAGACGATTACATACAGGATCGTATGCGTGAATATGAGTGGTGCAATCCCACTTACTATGTGCATTCAAACTCAGCAGCAAGTTCAGGCACCTACTGGGACATAATGTTTAACAGGCATAAAAGTTTTTTCTGTGATAGATCAGACAGACTGCGTGATCTACACTGGACCACACATCACAGTGATGCAATGTGGACGCTAGACCCTATACCCAAAACCAAGACCACACCACTTAAATATCTAGCGCCTGTGCGTGTGTACTCAGATGCACTGCGCAATGGCAATCCTAGAATGCAAAGACGTATGCAGTTGGTTATGCTGTGTGAACAACACAGTGCTCTAGGCATATGCAGCCACAACAGACCACTAGAGCCGCAGGATCCCAATCCAGATCTTATGCGTACTGTACGTGACAGAATAGACAGCATATGGATGCCCATACACAACAAGTTCTATGCTAAAACCTATTTTAGTGCATATGTAGAAAGTGTAGTAGGCTCAGGCGAAACACGCTGCATAACAGAAAAGACCTATGACCCACTGATTAAAGGACACTTTGTATTGCCCTTTGGTTATAGTGGTATTGTAAACGACATACTCAATATGGGATTCCAAATGCCATACTGGATAGACTACTCATACGATAAAGAACAAGATCAAAACGTTCGTTGGAAGATGTGGGAACGAGAATTTACTAGACTAGCACAAATGCCAGATGATGAGTGGAGTCTACGCTACGAGCAGGATCAGTGGATGCTTGAAATGAATCGTGAACGCTTTTTTAAACTGCGATACGATAAACTTAAATTCCCACTGCGAAAGGAAAGAGAATGAAAATAGATAAAGACATTGCAGTATGGGAAGGTGTTATTCCTTCACAACTGTGCAAAGATATTATAGAACACTTTGAATTTAATAGAGGCATTAAAAATACAACACCACGCAATAACTTTGCTGTAGAAGATACACAACTGTATCATTCAGAGCAGTACACAGAACAAAAAAGTTTCTATCTAAATCAGTTTACACCTTTCCTCAACTACTTTTGGCAGTGCTGGCAGCAGTACTCAGAATACTATCGTGTGCTACAAAGCGACAAGGAGTTGCACGTACGACATATTAAAACACAGCGTACAGATCCAGGACAGGGGTTCCATCAATGGCATTACGAAGCAGACAGCCTAGAACATTCAAATAGAATCGCTGTGTTCAGTCTGTATCTCAACACCGTAGAACAGGGCGGCGAAACAGAGTTCCTTAAACAGGGTGTACGTTGTCCTGCACGTGAAGGTGATTTGGTTATTTGGCCAGGATCATATACACACGCACATCGTGGCAATCCACCACTAAGCGGATCAAAATATATACTTACAGGTTGGGTTGAATTTTAATAAATACCCTGTATGAAATGGGAAACAAGACTAGCACTGTGTTTAATGCTGTTACTCTGTCTCCTTGCTCTACAAGCCTGTGGTCAAGTACCTATACCAGATAGAATAGAACAATCTCAACAGCAAGAACAAACTATTGAAGATAACAAACTAGATTCCAATCTACCAAACTTTCAAGGTATAGCAGACGCATTAGGCTGCGTTTTTGCACCAAATACCTGTGGTTCTTCCAAATAAAAGATAACTACTCACATAACTAAAACCAACCTAACCCAAGGATAGTTATGAAATTACATAAGACATTCGTTGCTCACGAGTCTACACCTAAAAAAACTAGCACTGCTATCAAAAAGGGAAGATGCAAAATGAGTTCAATGAACAAGCATAAAAAGCGTAGTCATAAATTTTACAAAGGACAAGGAAGATAATGGCCGTTAAAAAAACGAAAGGAATGAAAATAAACCATATTCAAAGACAGCACGATGGTAGAGATATTGTACCCACTAGATACACAGCCAACAGCAAAGGCAAAGGTATTATGTGTGCTGCTTATAAAGATACTAGAGACCTAGTTTTGGATAGTAAAGGAAATGCTATTCCGTGGAGTCAGGCCTAAATATTCTATAAGCCTAACGTAAAACGTTGTTTTTTATTGCTGTAGTGTTTGTGGTGCAAGTAATACTAAACACCGCTGTATGACGCTTAAAATGCGTTTAAGACGGTGTTTAGCACGTGTTTAGACTACTGCTTGTCTGGTGTAACTATGTTGCTGATAGCGTCTGCTATATTTTGGAATAGATTGGAAACTTGTTCTTTGTTTCTGTTAAGTTGTTCCTTTCCGTCCACCCAATTCTTTTCTTGAAATGTCTTGATATCATTCCACTCTGATTGAGCCCAATCCTGTAATTTAAAATGGAAAGGTTTTGGTTCTGGAATTACTTGATTAGTAGTTGCATCTGCTTTGCTCGCAGTTACTAGTCCGAAGAATAGTCCTACTAATAGTATTGTTATTAATATAACTCCCTTTTTGAATTGTTTTTCTATCATTGTTGCCTCTTCTTGTTGTTGTTATTGGCCTGCTTGGAAGGATTCGAACCTCCGGCCTTCAGTTCCGCAAACTGACGCTCTATCCAACTGAGCTACAAGCAGATAAGTTAACTATATAACAAATAATCACTTTAGTCAACCTTTATAGTTTTCCAATTTAAATACAGTATGAACGATACACAGGTTTGGGCAGCGATAGTGTCCACAATATTCTTAACTTCGATTGTATACACACTTACAGGATGGCGAAATATACTAGACTGTTATAAGATGTGGTTTAATAAAAACTATTGGACAAACTACAACTTAATTGAAGCAGTTGCTTGGATAGCCAAAGCAGCAATTATTATTCCAGGATTAATTTTCGGAATTGAGATATGGGAGCTCTATTTCATCTCTTTGTTCACGAGTATGCTGTTAATTTGGGCTAGTTACAAGAAACTATTGCCAACTCTAGTAGCGTTTAACACATTATGGATTTGGTTGAGTATGATGGTTTTGGTGCAGCACTTAATCTAAATTGCTTTAGATCCTACAGGCTTACAGATGTATTTAACTGTATCCCAAGAACCATCGACAGGCACTTCTAAGTATTCCACAAGCATAGTTTCACACTTTGCTTTAGTTTCAAACCACTGTACATCTTGTTCAATACAAGTAGATCCTGAACACACTGTTAATAGTATATGCCAAATGATTTCCATCAGTCTAACTCGTATGCGAAGTTTACTGTGTCGTAGTTTTCTCTAAATTTCCAAGCACCGTTACGTAAATGGAATCTTTCTGCCATTTCAGTCTTAGGACTAAGTGTAACTAGATTTTTAATTTTAGGATATCTTGCTTTAATTTCTTTGCCGGCTTCATTAATTAATGCTCGGCCGCTGCCTTTTTCATAACTCCATATGGTATAGAATACAGCAGTGTCTGCACCGATAGATGATGTTTTATGCATTTCAGTTATACCTTCTGGAATACCTTCTGTATATCTTACACAACATACTGCACCGAGTGTTGTTTCTTCCCAATAAGCAAACATTTCTGCATTGTTATTAATTCTAAATTCTGCAGATAGATTTGGCCTCACAGGATCGTCCTTGATAATTTCTGTAACCCAGTCGTCTATGCCTGTAACTACTTTAAGCATTAATAAATCTCCGTTCTATGCTAATATTTATTTTAAGATGTAAGGATTTAAATATTCCTGAACTAGTGTTCTACTGCCGGTGTCGTTGAGATGATATCCGTCTACAGTATTCTTACAAGGGCCTTCTTTGCCCTTCCATCCTTTTTGTTCTTGCCAGTCAGTTACTGCTTCGGGTAATATAGTTTTTAAATTTTTGTACCAAGATGTGTACAATTGATTTTTGTTACCTTGTATAGGATGCCATAAGAATGTTACTAATTTTGTGTTATATGTTTTACATAATTGCTCTACAGTAAATAAATTTGTAACATACTTAATTGTTGTTTCATAATTGTTGTCTGCTTGATATCTTAAGTACCATTCATTAAAGTTTTTATAAATTTTTATCTTACCAAAGTCTTTGCCGTGAAACTTTTTCATAGCATACACATTGTTACTAGGATTCAAACTCATAATAAATTCATCGTCAACTTTATTTCCGTGCTGTTGCCAAGTATATGTTTTTTCTATTCCACTGTTATCATTTGCTTCGTCATAGTTCATACCAACACTTAATCTCATATTGTGTGGTGCTTGAAATATTACTAGATCGTATTCTTTTTTGGATAATTGTAGTGCAAGTTTTTGTACACCTATTTCAATACCTGCGCCTGGGGAACTTAATACATCTTTGTTACCGTCAACCCAATACGGCCACGGCTTGTGTGTAAACGCTGTACTAGCGTGACTATCACCTACACAAAGTATTTTATTAACTATATTCATTTAGTACCTTGTTAAAAAAATTATTATTTAATTCTCTATACTCCTGTTTCATATCAGAATAATCAATTTTAGTTTCATCGAAACTAGGTGGACTGTCTTCCTTAAAGTATATAGGTTTATGTTTAAATGTTGACAATTTACAATCATCTTGTTCTATGTAAGAATAAACTTTCTTGTTTAATAACATTGCCCAATATGCAGCGTGATAACTATTTGTAACAACTGTTTCTGCTGAACCAATGTGTTTAATCATTGTTTCGATATTATATTGTCTATTTGTAAACTGTAGCCAGTCGTTATTTGGTAAACCTTTTACATTTCTTTTAAAATGATTTATAACAATTACTTCATTTTGTAACTTGTACTCTTTGTCTAACAATTTATTCATCACACTAGCACAGGGTACAAACTCAAACTTTGAACTAGGGTAGTTTGTTGAATATGTTCTTGTACCTATCAGTTTATAATATTTGTTTAAGTGATCTATAATCTTACTATGTTCTAAGTTTACGCCAGCACCCCAGACCACATTCAAAGGTGCATTTGCCCATTTTGTTATTTCAGTAATATAATTGTACCATTTGTCTGATACTAGAATATCTCCGCCGCCTGTAATATGTGCTGCAAATTTACCTTTTATTTGTTCATTACTTTTAAATTTAAATACATCACAAGTCTGGTGATGTTTATGCAATGGAAAATATTCCTTGGATGTAGAATACATATCACCTGGATTTTTCTCATCAACTCTGTGTGAGTAAAGTATTTTGTTATTGTAAGACTGGGGCATTTTCTAAACTCAACTCTTCATCTTCAAGATCTTTTATTTCCTGTGTTAACTTATCTATCATACCTAAGTTACGCAGTGCCTTGAAAACGATATTTTCAGTTGACCATTCGCCCGCTTTTTCTAAACCTGCTTTACGCATTTTGCTTATCTTTTCTTTAGCATCACGTAAAGTTGAAATATCTTTCGACTGTAGAGCAGTTTCAATGTCGTGCATTAAACTGTCTTTCTTTTTTTGAATTGCTGCATCATTAAGATTTGGTTTTACTTTTTTAGGTTTTTCTAACCATTGATCAGCAACAATACTGTAAACACCTGTTGAATGATGTTCTTCTTCACTACCTTGTACATAACATTCTACAGGTAAGTTTTTAATTGTAATGTTATGTTCTTCTGCCCATAAGGCTTTTTTAGCATTGAAAAGTTCACGCTCAGTTTCACCTGGCATACCTTTTACAATGATGTGCAAATCAAGATCTGAATATGTTGTCCACGTGTAATTAGCGTTTGATCCTGTTATTGTATAATCAATAACTTCAAGATCAATACCAATGAAAGTTTCAAACTTTTCTGCAATCTTCAATAGTTGTGACTTAATTTCCGGCTTCAACTGTTCATTCTTCCACAGTTTAGGGTTAAGGCGTCTATTGATAGTTACATAATTTGATGTTTCGAATAATAGGTCTTTAATGCGCATACTGTATTTATGCCATTTACTAAGACCACATCATATAGAAGGTACTTCGTGTTTTCTGATTAAAAAACTCTACAATTAATCTACTGCCTTCATCAAACAGTTCTAAATGCAAACAGCAATTATCTTCACCTTGTTTTTGTATCCAGTTGATGCAATCAGCACCTACTTCTTTATGAACTGCTGGCCAATCTATATCAAGATATTTGTTAGGTCGATCGTCTTTAGGCCACTGGTATAGTAAGTGAATATTATCAGAGGTCGTCATCATTATCACCCATATTATTTAGAATCTCACGCAGTTTAGTTGACTCAACTTTAGCCCTTACTTTACCAACTGGTGCTCCTTCTGTAGGATCTTCACTGGGTGCTGCAACATCAGTCTTACGTTTAATGTTATTAATAATCGAACTTGTTCCTCTGTTATTACCGTTTGTTGACTCTGCTTCATCTTCATCAAGATCAGTAATTCTCAATGTTTCAATATTAAATTCTAGATCTACTTTTTGTCCTACACCACTTGATGAACGTGTTTTCATAAGTTGTAATTGATATCGTCCACGCTCACGCATTGCTCTACTAGTAAAGATACCAATCACATTATCAGCAGTTTGAATCTTACTTAAACCACCACTAATATGCGAATGATCAAATTCTACTTCTTCTACTGCACCTCTGTTTAACTGTGCAGCAGTTACAAACACACACTGCAATTCCATTGCTAGATTACGTAGTTCTTCTGATACATATTTGTCTTTAACAAACAAGTTCTCTGCACTAATTCTTTTACCCACAGGCATTAACAAGTCCAAATAGTCAACAAGTAATACATCTACTTTTTTACCTACTTTAATTTCATATTCTTTCAAATATGCTCTAATATCATTTGCAGTCTTACCACTTGGCATATACTTAACTTGAAATGCGCCTGCTTTCTTACCAATCATCTTGACTTTCATTTCTACGTCATCGATGTTCTTAAAAATATCTCTAGTTGTGATACCAGTAGTCATACTATCGATACGCATACTAACAAGTTGTTCACTAAGTTCTAGTGTTAAGTAAACAACGTTCAATCCTTGCAATGCCCAGTTAACACCTAAGTTTGCTAAGAACAAACTCTTACCTGCACCCGAACCACCTGCAAAAATATTAAGTTCGCCTCTGTTAAATCCACCAAACAGTTTCCTGTCCATTGTATCCCAACCAGTGCTTACTTGTCCATTCTTATCTTTTAATCCCATAAGTCTACCACGCGGATCATCAAAATAATCTGTACCCATATCACGTGCTAGTCCAATCTGAACTGCATCTTTTACAATTGATTCTACCTGTCCGTATTCTTTCTTTTCTAACAAATCTGCTGAATTAATAATTGCACGTTCAAGTGCTTTATGCCTTGTAAAACTTTCAAACTCATCCATTAACCAATTAAGATGTCCTTCTTTTAGTTCTCCGGGTTCTTTCAAATCAGTTTTACAACTTGCATTAACTGTATCAAAATCTGGAAGCACACTATATTTTTTTGTGTACTCATTCATAAATTGAGCAGCATCTTGAAGTTTTCTATCAAACAACGTATGATCAAAAATACCTTGACATCTTACAAATGTCTCCGCATCAGAAAGCATCATTTCTAAATATAGTTTCTGTACATCAAAATCATAGTTTTTTACTTCACTCATTAATCGTTCTTTCCTTAGTTGTTATATTAGTATACACTCACACCATACTTTTTTGCAAATGCTTTTGCGTCCTTTTTATCATTTACCATAGGTTTGCCTTTGATGTTCAGCGAAGTATTTAATAGCATAGGACATCCTGTGGCTTCAAACCAGGCTTCTAACAGTTTTCGTATTCCGCTACCATTTGGTCCAACAGTTTGGACTCTGCTTGTTCCATCCACGTGGGTGATGGCAGGATACAGGTCTGGATCGGTGCAATGGGAGGTAAATTGCATATAATCGTTGTAGTTCCCTCTAAAATGATTACTTGCGTATTCGGAGAGCACGACTGGCGCAAACGGTCTAAATTTTTGTCTTTTCTTAATTCTATTGACCCTATTTTTAATATCTTCCCCTCTTGGATCT